ATCCTTTAATAACTTGAAACGACGCATACTAGTCCTCCTCAACTGTCGTCATGATTCGCCTAAGACTTGCTCGGGTTTTGTATTCTCACACATATGGATAATGTCGTTAATCTCAGGGATATTGTGATCTGGAAGAGACTTGATGAACTTAAGGATATATTCGAAAGTTAATATCACTGCTTCATTTTTCGTTTCTTGAAATGAAACATCCCATTGTTTGAAGATTTTCTCACATTCTTCTGAAATTGCTTCTTCAATCAGATTGGAATGCCCCGGGCAAACTATAAAGCCGCAGCGGTAACAAATAATTGGCTGCGAAATATCTTTTACTACCCAATCATGACCAAATAAAAAGCAATAAAGCTTACGAAACATGTTATTGCCCCTTAACAAGGATGTTGAGATTTGAAAGCTCATCCTCAAACAGATTTAAACGATGACGAAACTCTAGTAACTTCGCCATGCAAGATAAGAATTCCTTCTCTGCTGCAAGTTCATCACCTTGGTAAAATTCCCAACTGTCATTATGCCCTTCCGGTTTATCGACACTCCATAAGCTCTCAACCTTCTTGGTCGTATGAGTGCCAAAGAACTGATCCTCCCCGACGTAATTCACGGTCAAGTACTCGTACTTCCGCCACCGGTTACACCTTACCTTTGCTCCAATCATTTCCTTGGTGATCTTCATTCCTTAAACTCCTTTTAAACCTTCTAACTTTGTGCCGCATCGTAGACAAATAATAGGACGGTAGTCCTTTGGTATATCCAAGTAGTCATGGCCAAATAGGTAACAATAGATCTGCTTAATAATTCTCATCCACCGTCTCCTCTCTTTGCTTCCTCGAATAGGCCGCCAACGACTGATAATAGAAACTCTGCAAGAAGGAATAACGAAACGGGTTATGATCCCTCAGTAGCCAAAGCCATAAAGCTCTGCCTGATCGACCATTACCATCCGTAAACGGGTGGATGAACTCGTACTGGGAATGATAGAGCCACGCTCGATGCTGCTGATCCTTTGGGATATGCCCAGTCCCATGGTAAAGATTCACACCCATCAGAAGATCTATTAACATCTCGCGGCTATCAGGAGCTCTAGGAGCCTCATGACCACCTATATAAACTCGATCCTCCTCCCGAGACATTCTAAGCTTCGCCTTAGGCTCTATCTTGGAGACGAACTCTATCAGAGCGTCCTGGCTTAGAATGCCATGGGACAGCAAAACTCTCAGGGCCTGGGTGTGTTGGATATGACGGTCTAAATCAAAGATCCCTTCAATTCGATCCGATTCCTCCGCAAACTTGAAAAGATTAGTCCCCTGTAAATCTTCTGTATCTGTAATATTCATAGATAAACTTTCCATTCGGAGAGCGCTAACTCTAATCCCTCTATCTCACCTTCCCCTATATGATACGCTAAGTACTGCGCATCCTCGTCGGCAGAATAGCCATGCAGAGCATACTCATACTCTGTCGAAGGATCCATACCCTCCGGATACCTCATGTCGGCAAAACCAGATGCAACCATAAAGAACAAACTCACCACCACGGCAGCTATTGCATAAACAAACATTAGTTTGATTTCGATTGTCTTCATATCAGGTTCCTTTCTTACTTCTTTGACTTCAAGTTACTTAATGAAACGTTATTTGCTTTGTTTAATATTTGTAAACGAAAACTACTGAGATGTCAAATCAAAATCTTTCGGGGGGAGGAAAGAGGGGAGATGCTGGCTTGAGATGAGGATAACTGGGGTATAGACTACCCAATATGTATATGGGATAATCGGCTGACTATATACGACCTAATTAGTCCTATAAGACACATGATAAGTAACCGATCATGCTATTTTTAAGACGCAATGCGGCATTTTGTGACGGAATTCTGTCACATGTTACACTGTGACAAAAGTTGTGACACTTTAACTATTGCAAAAACTACAATCATATCATTAAGTTACAGACTTTGTAACAAATCTTGTTACATTAACGTTACACCGAAACTATACGAAATATAAAGAGAATATGAGATTTGTGACAAAATGTAACAAGATTTTCTAGAAATACACCTACCTATTAGAAATGTTACAGTGAGAGAGAGACTGACTGAGTAAGCAAGCAAGAACTATGCCAACTACCATTCGTATACAAATGCATATATATATATATTCTTATAATAATAAGTATATATATATAGTACGTCACAACAGGTTTCAGATACAGATTTCCCCTTTCTTTTCACCAATTTAGTTATTGTGACAACTTTTGTCACATCGCTTGTCACAATGTAACATGTGACGGAAAAACACCCAAAAGATTTAACATAATACAGATTCTTTCACTATTTTACCCCTAAAAATATATTTTTAATGCGTTGCGTCATAAGAAAAACCTCAATGATTTCAATGGGGCAATGTTCGCGATGTAAGCGTGTTCTCTTTTAAGGACGATCCAAACACAACCAGCGTAGTCGTATATGCATGCTATTCTGGCATTAAAATCATAATGATCAATGATTACAATATCTTAACTCTTTAACAGTTTTAAAAATTCTAAACGTTTAGAAAATTCTAAAAGTTGGATAGGTCTGGACGATAAAGTCAGGGGGGAAGAATCGGCCTACCACTCGGGCGGCTCCCCCCAAGTCCGCATCTTTTTGTTTACAAAAAGGTATATCCTTTTGACATTTCTAATAAATCTGATAGTGGCATTTATATGGGTAAATTCGAATCGATGGTTTCTCTTCATAAAACCATCAGTGAATCCGAAGAATATGGCGGCGGAGTCCCGCATAATTGGCGTAGAGCCATTGAGAGCCCATTAGAGAGTGGGGATGTATCTGGAATGAAGGAGGCAGGCCTCCCGGCCCTCCAGCTCCAGATGTTGCAACTGGCGCATAATTCCAAGAGTGAAAACATCCGATATCAAGCAACAGCATTCCTTTTGTCCCAATCAGGGCATGGTCCGATGAATCGTGTAGAACATACTGTGGATTACAAGCGCATGCCGACGGATCAACTCCAATCAATCATTCAGAACAAGCTCCAGGCTTTGACCAAGTTAAACCCAGCATTTGATGTGAAGGCTTTATTGAGTTCGAATCCGAATCCAGAATTTGAAGGTGTGGAGGTTTATGGTTCCACAGAGGATGTTTCACGTGGAACATTTGAGGGTGTCATCGAATCAGAGATAGAAGAAAGTGAGTCTATTGATGACCCATATGGATTTGAATAATCTCTCCAAGAATGAGTTAGCAGGGCTTGCTAGGTTATTAGATGAACAAGAAAAAGCCTTTGATGACGGTAAGTTAGAGTTGTACGAGCCTCACGTTGGTCAAGAGAAGTTTCATAAATCGAACAAGAAGATCCGGCTGGTTATAACTGGGAACCGGTGGGGAAAGACGACGGCGTCTGTGATCGAGACGATTTGGCTGGGCTTAGGGATTCATCCTTACCATAACATATCTGTGCCAAATAAGGGTAAGTTGTATGCCGTTGATTTTGGTCAAGCCCATGAAGTTATTCATGAAAAGTTCCGTGAGTGGGTACCGAAGAAGTTCTTAAATTTGAAGAGGCCCTTTGTTTATAACCAGCACGGTTACTTAGTGAGGGTGAATTTTTGGAATGGAAGTTACGTGAAGATTGGGACTTACGACCAAAGTACGATGTCAGCCGAGGGGAGTAATTGGAATTACGTGGCATTTGACGAGCCGCCTCCTCGGGATTTGTATATTGGAAATTTGCGTGGGTTAGTCGATTCCGGTGGGATCATGTGGTTTACGATGACTCCTTTGCACGAGGCGTGGATTTATGACGAGTTGTGGGTGCCGGGTCAGACGGGTGGGAAGAAAGATAAGAGGGTGGATTGTTTCACGGGGAATTCTTTTGACAACCCGCACACGAATAAAGAGTCGTTGGATTTGTTTGCGGATGAGTTGACCCAGGAAGAGTACAGTATCCGTATCGAGGGGAACTTTACCAAGTTGCGTGGATTAGTGATCGATACTTACAATCCTTCCCTGTCGGACGTGAATCCTTTCCCGTTAAATTCTGATTTTGTTTTGTATGAGGGGATTGATCCCCATCCGTCGAAGGCGCACAGGGCGTTGTGGAAAGCTGTGGCTAGGGATGGGAGACGGTACGTGGTGGATGAGTTATTGTGTGATGGGGGGATTTACGATTTTGGCAAACAGATTGCAATAATTAGAAGGCGTCTCACTGAGCGTGGGGCAATTCTGTGTGATTCGATCTGTGATACGTCTTTAAATCAGAAAGACCCGAATTTCAGGATTAATCAGCGGGATGAGTTGTGCAGGGCTTTGAGAGACAGCGGGGAGGTGATTTTCCCGAGGAATGCGCAGAAGAAAGATTGGTTAGACCCAGGTATTGCTAAGCTACGCGACCTATATCGCCCTATAAAGCACGTTATTGATCAAGGTGAGGGTAAGGAGCCACTCGAGTTTTTGGCTCCAATGGAGTACATTTTTAAGAGTTGTAGGTCATATATTTACGAGCTCATGCATTATCAGTACCCGAATCGGGACATGCTTGAGACGACGAAGCCGATCGCGAAGGACAATGATCTGATAGATTGTAATAGGTACATCGAGAGCATTGCACCCGAATATCGCACTCCTGGCAATACCGGCATCATCCACGACGTCAGTCGAGCTTATCAGAGGATTGAGTTTGAGGATAAGCTCTCTTCAGCCACCACAAAGTTAAAATGGATTAACAAGATTAAGCCGAGCAGTGTGAACGCAGTGCGTTACGCTACAAGGCGTTCTAGCATCATGAAAGGACAAGCCAATGGCAAGGTTTAAGAAGGATTCTAATAGTCGAGTATATGCCCCTGTAGACCCCGTATATCGCATTCCTGACGTCACCATCAATCCGAGTCAATTGGTTGAGAGGAGTTTAACCAAGTTTGAGCAATTTGAAGCGGATCGGAGTGAGTGGATTTCCCGCCGTGAGGAGTTTTATTTATCTTGGGATGATTACATTTCCCCAATTCGGAAGGGGCCATGGGATGGTTCATCGAATTTCCATCTCCCGATGACGGAGATTCAGTGTAACCTCATGCATGCGAGGCTGATGCAGGCCTTCTTTTTTATTGAGCCTTGGTTTTTTGTGGATCCTCAGGAGGAAATTGATTTGGCGAGAGTTCATAAGATTGAACTCATGATGAAATATATTTTGAAGCGTTACGTGAATTACAACGACGGTATTTATAACGCGATAGATGACTGGTGTTGGGATATTGTGACCGAGGGGATGGGGATTTTATCGAGGGATTGGCATATCGTCAACCGTCGATTCATCGATGTGGAGCGAAATGAAGACTTTCAGCGTCAAAAAGTTGACTTGCAGAGGATGCTGGATGGCAGCATGGACGAAGCTGATTTTGCGGAGATGGCAAAGGATTTTATTAAGCAGCCGTATATTGAGAAAAGTGTCATCAAAAATGCTTTTAACGGCCCTGTAGTAAGGGCTGAGAATCCGATATATATTTTATTCCAAGGTTCAGTTCCTGATTCGTCTGATTTGAATTTGCATGAGACGGTTATCAAAGTTTGTTACTTTTCTAAGGATGAATTGCTCAGTTTTGCTCAGCAAAAGCTATTTGATGAAGACGTGGTGGAAGATATTATCAATGACTACCCCACTTCTAAGAAGGGTAATATGTCTGCGTCCACCCGTGGGACGCGTGTGGAGTATATGAAAGATCGTATTACTGGGGTGAGGACGGTGGATACCTCGCTTGAGCTCCAGGAATACGAGTTTTACTGCGTTTATGACCGTGTTTGCCTAGAAAAAGATGGAAACAAAGCAAGATATAACGATGAATTGGTCTATTTTGTGCATCCCTCTTCGAGAAAGCTTGCCCGTTGGACCTATCTTGATCGTGTTATTGCTAATGGGAAGAAGCCTCTGCATCTAGCCCACTTGTACCGTCGGCCTAGAAGAACAATTGGTCGAGGAATTGTCGAAACTCAATTCCCATTAAACGACATGGCGGATCTTTTGATCAATCAATCCATTGATGCAGGGACCCTTGCGAACAATCCGATGTTTGGATTCCGTGGGAATTCGACGTTTGATCCGCAAGAGGTGAGAGTTGAGCCAGGTCTTGGATTAAGGATGGATGATCCGAATAATGATCTTCGATTCTTCAATTGGAATGTGAATCCGAACTGGTCTTCCAATATCCAGGGATTAGTTCAGAGCTTTAGCCAGCAATTGACTACCTTGGGACCTCTGGCTGCAGGGCAGGTAGGGAATAATGTAGGCCCTCTTCGATCAAATGCAGGCGCTCAGACTTTACTTAGTGAAATGAATACCAATCTAGATATCGTCATCAATCGAGCAAAGGCTGCGTATTCTCAGATGATGGAAGGTTTATATTCCGATTGTATTGATCGCATGCCTGACAAGATGAAGATTACGGTTCTTGGCCCAGATGGTGAGCCGCAGTTGAATGATAAGGGTGTGCCTGAGCTCATGGAGGTTAGCCGGGAGGAGTTAAAGACTCGGGTCCATTTTGGTTTGTATGCGAACTCCCAAAACATGAACCGGGCGGCCCAGCAGCAAGCTGCAATGGTAATGGCTCAGTTCCTTCTTCAGCCGATTGGGATGCAGACCGGAGTTGTTCAGCCTAAGAATATTTATGAGATCTACATGAATGTGATTAAGGCAATGGGAATCCAACAACCGTATCGGTTCCTTAGTAAACCTAAAGATATGCTCTCGATTCCGCTTCAGGCTGAGATGTGGATGATCATGCAGGGGATCACTCCTCCTGTGGTGTTGAATGATCCTGATCACGGGAAGAAATTAGATTTCATGACTAGCATTGATCGCGAAGCCGCAAAGCTTGAATCTCAATATGGGCATGTCAGTAAAGAGGCTCTGAAGATTTTGGATGATGTTATCCAGAAACATAAAGAATTCTTCGAAGTCATCAACGCGCCGACTAATTTAAAAAATCCAACAGGGTCTAATCAATCTCCTACATTGGGAGCTCAAGATACCATGATGCCTGAAGGAATGGAGCAAGGTGCTCCTGAGGGTGGAGATCAACAACAAGCGCCTGGAGGAGCTACTCCGCAAGAGCAAGCTGCGCCGGCTACATTACAATAACGCAAGGAGAGAACAGTGGAAAACCAAGAGAATGAAGTAAAAGAAAATACGACTTATGCTGAGCGGATTAACAAAGCTCAGGAAGAAGCTAGAGGTAAGATCTTTGAGAGGAAGAAAGCGGAGCATGCAAAGCCTAAGGTGATGATTACTGACCAGGAGCGGGAATGGGCGCGTCAGACTTTCTCTTTAGTGGATAATGACAGCTTTAAGATTTTCAAACAGATGTGCCACCACATTGTGGCGGATCGCATGGCGAAGATCCATGATTCGCCACCTGAGAATTGGCTCCCCAAGGACACTAGTTGGGGAGAGCGGTGTGCTTTTAATAAGGGTTTATTTATTGGTCTGCAATTGCAGCTTCTGAATTTAGAAAACATTTGGAAGATGGAATTAGAGGCCCAGAATAACGAAAAAAAACAATAGGAGTATTCTATGATATATTCAGAGAAAAAAGGGATGGAGAAGCTAGATAAGAATTTACGGCCAGGCAAGGCGAAGTTGAAATACGGCAGTGTGACTAAGATGCCGATGCCGAAAAGTACGGATCCTAAAGTTGTGTCTGCTACTGGTGGTAAAAAGAAGACTGTCGCAGAGATGCGTAAGAAACGTTCTACCGGTAGAATGTAATTAAGAAAGGAAGTTTATGATGACTCAAGCAAAGTTAACAGCAGTGGGTAGTGTGCCTAATGTTCAGGTTCCCGGGACTCCGGAGCCGGTTCCTGGCCAGAATAATTATGGCGAGACCAGGATTGATGATCCGAATGGTCGTCTGAAGCAAGAGATTATGGATTCTCAACAACGAGAGTTTAATCAAATGAAGGATACTATTCTTGGTCAAGTACAGGCGACTATTCAGGGTGCTATGGCCGCTCAAAGACAGCCTGAAGAAGATGAGGGTGATTTACCAGTCAAGCCTTCGAATCCTCTTTTGGCCGAGTACCGTGAAGAGATGGAGCGTCTTGGCGTTGATGAAGAGCAGCTTCCTTATCTTATTAGCCTCTTTACTAAGGTGACTAATAAGCAAGCTGGCACTTTTAAGAAGAATCTTAAGAGCGAAATTAATGCTGAGCAGCAGA